TGTGGTGTCAATAAATTACGATGGCACTTATCCTTTGGATTTCTTTTTGCATTTAGGCGAAGTAATCGACGAGTCACCATTGGAAGGGGCATACGATCGGGGCACTTACTTTGTGATCCGCGTGCCGTTAACTTTAGAAGGGTGGCTATTACAGGATATTTCTATCCCAACGGTCAAGACGATTGTGATATCGATATACGATAGAGAGCAGACATTGGATACATTAGTAGCGCAGGAAACAATAAACTTCGAACCATAATTTATGGATTTAAAAGAAGCAATCAATCAGGTACAGGAAGCGGCGCGGGGAATACCTTTGCTGGAAGTAAGCGACAGCGAGCTGCGCGCGGGATTAGCCAATCCGGATATCCGGCCGAATGCTTTTGACGGGACACTAGATGCTTGGCTTTTCAGGATCAATCGCTGGGGCAAAGTAAGCTTTACATACTTTGAGCCGGGAAGCAGGCGGGGCCGCAATGTATCACGTCATGAGTTCATAGATGCGTTTACCAATGACGATCTTATAAAAGCATTTGGTAAATGGCACAACGAAGTTTTGGCGGTTAATGAACTGATGTGGTCAAGAGAATACATCGGTGTCGATGGAAAGAGGCAAGTGGAAAAGTTTTTAATAAAGGTTGATTTAAAACCGGAATACAGGGACGCAATAAAATAGGAGGATCAGTATGGGTTTTTACATGTCGCCGGGCGTATATACAAACGAGATTGATGTAAGCAACATCGTCGGAAGCGTATCGAGCGCGAGCGCGGGTACAGTAGGATACGCGCTTAAAGGAAGTCTAAGCCGCAAGCTTATTACTTCCCCGCAAAACTGGTTAAAGGAATATGGCAACCCCGTACCGGGGCAATGGTTTGGTTATAGCGCATTAGCTTATTTGGCCCAAGGCAACCAGCTGACATGTGTGCGCGTAGTTAACGGCGCGCTGTACGGCGGTGTGCAGATCTGCCAGACAGGCGGAGTGAATGCGGCTATTCCTGTAGGCGTGTCGGACCCGGTATTTGATTATCACTCATCATATCCTAATGTGCTATTTAACATCTTCGGCAAAGATCCGGGATCTTGGAATAACGGGATAGCGATCGAGATACTCAATATTAATGCCGTCGCTTACACTTTTGATATCCAAGTCCTGACACAGGACAGCGATGGGAACTGGCAGCCGGTGCCGAATGAGAAATGGACGGTATCGAGAAAGCAACAGCTGGACGGCTACGGAAGACAGCAGTACTTGGAAACCGCGATCAATGGTTTTTCACAGTATATTATCGTGTCAGATAACACTGCAATCGCAAATACAGTAATGCCATTACCTCAAGCCACAGTACTTGCGTTAGCCAACGGAAGCGACGGCGTGGCAGTAACCAATACGCAGATCGAAGCGGGGTGGGCTTTATTTGCGGATCCGGAACAAGTCGACGTGCGGATCTTAATTGAAGCCGGCAACACTGATCCGGCGATCGCTTTGGCAATGCAGGCAATTGCGGAAGGGCGTAAGGACTGTGTCGCGCTTTTTGATATGCCATACGCGCAACTTACCAGTGTAGACTCGATGGTGGCATGGCGCCAAAGCCTAGGAATAGATTCAAGCTACTGTGCACTTTATGCACCATGGCTGACGATCCAAGATCAATTCAGTGACTCGGTTATCGATGTGCCGCCTTCTGGCTATGCCGCGGGCGTTATGGCATACACCGATTATGTTTCACAACCTTGGTACGCACCGGCCGGATTTAACCGGGGCAACCTTAATGTGCTGGCTGCCGATGTGATTTTTAACCAAGGCGATCGGGACACTTTGTATTCGAACGGCATCAACATGATCCAAACGTGGCCGTCACGGGGAACAGTAATATGGGGCCAGAAGACTCTGCAAGTAAAAGCCAGCGCGCTGGACCGTCTTAACGTGCGGCGCATGCTTATCGTTTTGGAAAAGTCGATAGCGATCGCTTTGCAAAACTTTGCTTTTGAGCCCAACAATGATCTTACCCGGTTCAGGGTAACTGCAATGTGCACGACCTTTTTGGATACGTTAGCCGCGCAGGGGGCGTTCCAAACCGAAACGGGGGACAAGGGGTATCAAGTGGTGTGCGACACAACCAACAACACGCCTGCGATTATCGACGATAACCAGCTGAACGTAGACATTTATGTAAAACCTAGCAGATCGGCCGAATTCATTCAGCTTTCTGTAATAATTACCAATACGGGAGTGAACTTCGCGGAAATCATAGCGCAAGGTGTTGCCGGATAAGGATTTATGTATGACAAACTTTAGGACAAATTTAGGAGGGAACTATGGCCGAAAATATTAGCTTGGATACACTGAAAAATAACCTGACTAACTTGGCCCGCACTTTTTTGTGGGAAGTGATCATCCCCAGTCCGGCGGGCAATGGGGACACAACGCTGTGGCAGATACGTGCGCAATCGTCCTCAATCCCCGGCCGCAGCGTAGGGATCATTCACGTTCCATACATGGGGACAGGCGGGATTAACTTTCCCGGGAAGCTGACGTACTCACATGTATTTCCTTGCACGTTTATCGAAAGTGAAGACCGCGTGATCCACACGGCAATTTACACTTGGCTGCAGGGCCAAAACAATGATTACGATGGCACGGGAACGGGAGACGACCAAGTAAAGCGGGACGTGTACCTTAACCTGCTTGACGTTGGGGGAAACATTACCGAGACGATCCGTTTGGTGGGATGCTTTATCGCATCTTTGGGCGACGTAGTTGTTAACTATGAAAGTGAAGGCGGAATTATTTACCCTGTTGAATTTCGATATGACAGATGGCAGACACAAGCTATGGGGTAAGAGTAATGACATTAGAAGAGTATAGACAACTTAAAAGGGGAATGAATGCTTTTTAGCACGAACGTAGACATTCTGCCAAAGACACTAAGGCTACAACGGAAGTACCTTTTTGAACTCATGTTGCCAGACCTTGCCGGCATTGCAGGATCAGACGTAGGGCCACTCGTACGCGACGTAAAGTTTGGTGACTACAACATGACCGATGTCGCTATGGTTTGGTATGGGGCACTAAGAAAAGGGTACGCGGGAATGTTTCAAATAGAACCGATGACAGTAGAATTTATGGCATCAATCCCTGATATTGTGCAAGCATACTTGTACCAATGGAAGGGACTGATCATCGATAACGATAGCGGTGGGTACTATCCAAAGATGAATTATGCACTCACCGCTTACGTTAAATTGTACGACAAGGATGGTACAGACTCGGCAACTTTTAAACTTACCGGGGTATTTCCTAAGACATTTCCGAGGTATCACTTGTCGCAAAGCCAAGAAGAAGTTATCACGTATACGATAGATTTTAATGTTGACAGGGTATGGCTGGTAAGCGCAACATCAGGATTTTTAGGAATTATTGCGTCAGTAGCGGCTAACATCCTCTAAAAAATAAAGGAGGCGAACGATGAACGAAGTAAGAATACCACTCAAGGACATCCTGCCGTCGAAGTTCAAATTATACAAAGGGGTGGATCCTAACGCCGTATCAATACGGGTGCTCAAAGGCAAAGATGAAAAGCTGATTGCCGAGATGACATACGATAACGCGGCCAAAAAGCTGATGGCCGTTTTAAAGAATGTCCTGAACGGGATCGATCCGGGCCAGCTTACGCTGGGGGATGAAAAGTTCATTATGCTTTGGCTGGCCGCCAACTCATACACGCGTACGGTGCCAATAGAAACCACCTGTGGAATGTGCCTGCAGAAAATATCTATCGACATTGACCTAAACAAAGATTTAAAAAGCGTGTCGCTTCCGGATAACTTCACTGAACCATATCCAGTGATACTATCTGACGGATCGACTGTACATGTGCGTTTGCTGCGCGCGGATGACGAAGCCAAGATAATAGAATACGAGAAGACCAACGAATCATCGTGGATTTACCGTTATGCGATGACAATCGTGGATGACAAGAAAAATATCATGGACAAGATGTTAATGCTAAGTGAAATGGGATCTGAAGATTTTGTGTTGATACGGACGGTGCCAGAAAAGTTTAATCATGGCCCGATTATGGAAGCGCCATACGAATGCGCGAAATGCGGTTTTAAGGGGGCGACCGCGGTGCCCTTTCGATTCGATGTGCTTTTTCCGTTTGGCGATGCCCTTACAAAAGCTTTTGGAGCGCGAGTGTGATTTACATTATTATATGCACCTTTCGCAACAAGACTTAGAAAACATGGACATAACCGAGATCAAATTTAAGGATGGATGGTTGCAAGACAAGAAAAAGGCAGAAAGAGTATCACTGGA